TATTTTCAATCCAATAACCATCTACGAAAAAATATCCAAATCCTGCAGATTTTATTTTCTTTGCGACATCCATATTATTTTTTAAATTTTCTGAATAACTTTTATCCCCTCTGAATGCTGTCAATATTACGACAGTATTCTTATTCTCAAAATGTTGCCATACTCTTGACAATGAACTTTCATTTATCATTTTTATCCTTTTAATTCTAATTAATAATATAGTCTAATACAATCATATTAAAAATATTTATATCTCTTTATTTCAGAATATGTTATTCTTATTATATTTAATGATACTAATTATAATATATTTTATCTTAAAGTATTATTAATTATTCTTAAAATAAATATGTATAAAAGGATGATAATGCCAAAATTCATTGAGATGAAGTTTTCAGATATTAAACCATTGAAAGAAAAATTATGGTTACTAAATGATAAAAAATGTCCTTTACTTGGTATAGAGGTTCCTTTAGAAAAATGTGTACTCGACCATATTCATAAACTAAAATCTGAAGACTATTCAGAGCAAAAAGGAACCATAAGAAATTGTATTGAGTTCCGAGCAAATGCCTTAGAAGGAAAAATAATTAATAGTTGGAAAAGATATTTTGGTACAGATGAAATTAATCATTCTATTTCATTACCTGTTTTTTTAAGAAATTTAGCTGATTATCTCGAGAAAGGTGCATTTAATGATGAAGATAAATATTATGTTCATCCAAATGAGGTACCTAAAACACCAAAGATAGGTAAAAGGGAGTTTCAAAAAATAAATAAAATTTATCAAGAAAAATATCCTAAAAGAAAACCTTTAGAATATCCTTCAAGTGGCAAATGGACTAAGCAGTTATTAGCTTTGAAAAAGGAATTAGAAATTATTTAACTTCTTTGACCATTTTGACCATTTATTAATTGATAAAATCTAATATGATTCTCACTCAATTCCATTCTTCCATTTTTATTCTTATATCCTATTTTTTTAAGAAATGACTTAAAACTTCCGTAACCTATTTTATCGTCTATTTCTTTTATTTCATTTCTACTATACCATTTTTTTAGTTTATCAATATTTAAAGAATTTAAGTAATTATAGAAGTCTAATATATCTTTGTTTTGTATCGAGTTGATATTACTTGATATCAAATTAGACAACTCATGTTGAATTTTATATTTATCACTCATAGCAATTGATAAAGATTCAAGTTCATTTAAAAATTTACCAGAACTTGTTATATTTATTTTTGTTAGTTCAATTAATAAATCTTTACTTATATCTTTTTTAATTCTAGTCTTGACTTCATTTATTATCAGAGCTGTTTTTTCTTCATCTGTATAATCTATGGTTTTATTTTTTANTTCTAAGATATATTCATCTGAATAATTGCAATCTTTATATTTTTCAATGATTTCTAAAGTGTATGCCAATTCTTCTTGTTTGTATTTTTTTATCATTCGATTGAAATTATAGTTCTTATCATTTGTTTCAATCTCTCTTGTTGAAAAATTAAATTGTTCTTTTAAAAGAATCTTAAATGCCTGTGCATGATTATTTTCTAAAATATTATATAAAGCTTCTATTTTATTTGCAAATTTACCTATGTCGCTTAGTTTGAAGTTACCATCTATATCTACATCTATTAGTAAAGTATTTTGTTTACCATTAAAATACCTAATAATATCATTGTTAGATAGTATATCTAAGTCTTCACTTGTTATTGGATTATATTTTTGTACTTCTTTTAAAAATGTATGTAAGTAAACTGCTTTTCTTGAACGCTTTATCATTTGTAACGAACTTATAACATCAGCAGCATTTCCAGTATCATAATGAAAATGATGTCTAACATTATTTAAGTTCGATACCCCTACCGTTAATGTAGGAGTATACAAGATAACATCCCAAGGAGCTTTATCTTCATCGAATATATTATATATTTTCTTTTTTCTTAATTCTGGAGTTATCGCTGTCAAAGACATAACATTAAAACCAAGTTCAGACAGATACCTTTCCATTGCATTTAAAACACTATTAGACATTACTGAGACTGAAACTGACTCACCTTCTTTTTTATTTTTCAAAACATTTATCAATGAGCTAATAAACATTTCTCGATGTTTATAGTTATAATGAATTATATTATCTCTATAATCGTTTCTTATGTAATATATAAATTTTTTATCTAAGATAAAATTCTCATATCCATTTAAGAAAGCGTCTGCTATAACTACTTTTTTTGAGCCTTTCAATATACTATAAAATTTACTAAGATTAAAATTTTTATTTTCTTTATTTAGTTCATTTCTTGTCTGAAATATTAAAGACATAAACTCATCTAATATTATAATATCAAAGTCTTTTAAATTGTATTTGTATAATGAGTCATATTGAACTATTAGATTTTCACCAGATGTCCAGATATCTTCTTTATCTAAATATGTCTTAATGTTATATTTTTTACTGTAGTCTAAAGCTACAGATATTCTATTTGATACAATCAAAACTCTCTCATCTGTTTCTTTGATTATTTTATCTATAATTAAACTCTTACCAGTTCCCATAGCAGATTTTATTTTAAGAACTGAATTATGAGATTCTAAAAAATCTTCTATTATATCTGTACAATTATCAACATTGATATATCTTTCGTTTAATACTAAAATATTGTTATATGTAGTTGTATCTAAAAGGTTGTCTTCTTGTTGTTTTTTAAACAACATTTTAAGATATTCTTTACCTTCTTCTGTTTTCTTAAATGTATTCCATATACTAATTGTTCTGGAACTATCATTGTGGTGCATAATAAAAGGATGATTTACAAACATAAAAAATCCACCCTTAGATTTCTTCTCAGACCAATGACTCCAGTTTATACTTTGATTTTCATTTATTTTTGAAGAGACTAACTCATATCCCATTTTAGTATATATTTCCATACATTTAGCTACAACTTTAGATGTTGCAACTAAAGAATGTTTAACTGGATGACTATTGATAGTTATATTTTCTATGGATATAAAACTATTATTTTTATTTTCTTTGATATATAAAATATTGGTTTTATTCGTAAATGCATGATAAGAAACATCATTCATTACCGTTTCATCTACCTTACAATAGTCTTCTAGTTTACTTTTAAGGTACAAAACATGTTTCCTAATATTATCTCGTGTATTCTCATAATTAATAACAAGAAAACCTTTTATGTTGAAATTATCAACGCCATTAAAAGATTTAGATTCAGTTAATACACATGCATAATTATGTACTTTGAAGAAATTGATTATTTTATGTAAATTTTCGTTTGATTTAATCTTATCTAAGTCAAGTACCATCAATCTATTATTCTTATCTCTTAGTGGAGATAATTCTTTCTTATTTCTTTCAGCCATAATTTCATTCTCTATAGATAATGCATTAGATAATATCCAATTTGAAGCAAGAACCTCAGCACACTCTTTTAGAGAATAACATCTAATGTTTTTAAACTTAAAAATTTTATTACCATAAGGCGAAATGGGAACTTTATTATTATTTGGACTAGGATTTGCTTTGAATGTTGTTATCAAAAATGATTCCAAAAAAAATTTTCCTTTATTTTTTTATCTTTCTTAAGTTTCGTTTTCTTGATTTAGATTTCAAAACTGCCATTCTATATAATTGGTCAGAAGACATTCCATTGCTAAAATTCTCTGCTGGTAAATAAACCGCCCTTTTGAAATATACATATGGAATAACCATAACTCTAGCAGATATTCTTGATTTTATATACAATCTTATAACTGCTATTAATTTCAATTTGATTATCATTGGCACTAACATTTTGTATGTTATAACTAATGGAAGATTTTTATGAATATTATGTTTATTCACTTTTAATATGTAGTCAACTAAAATCTTCCTGGCAGGTCTTGGAACCCAATGAAAATTCAAACCTAGCATATATGATTTTGATGTCCTCAATACTATAACCAATGGAGATTTATCGTAAATTTCAGTTTGGTCTTTTGCATTATAAGCAAAAGCAACCATATTACCTTGAGTAAAACTTGCTCGTGTTCTTTTTTTAGTATTTGTTTTTAATAGATTTTTAAATAGAACTAAAGAATCTAACTCTAACAGTTTCTCTTGAGATGATTTCAAATAGACTCCTTTTATATTATTTATAAAAGGACTGATGTTTTGATATCCTTTATTGATAAATAATTATAATATAAATTACCTTAAGACTTAATTAAAAGGATTTCATTTGCCATATATAACAGTAGACCCTTATTATAAAGTAAATGATTATAAAAGAATGCTTCAAGCTTTACAAAATAATGGTATAGAATTCTCTCAATGGATAGATATAAGACAACCTCATTATTGGTACATAAAAGTTTCAGATTCTGATATGCCTAAATTTATAGACTTTGATGTAAAACCAAAAGCTGAAGAAAGATTTTTAGTGAGTGTAATAGAACCTTTAAGGTCTCAAGATTCATATTTATTACAACGCAGAGATACAGATGGACCTTCAGATATTGAAAGATTTATAATGACTGATTATTGGAAAGAAGCCTTAAATTCAGATTATTTTATTATATTTAAATATAAAAGTCCGGAAGATATAAAATTAATGTCAAGAGAACTCGGATGTAAAGTTTATGAGTTGGGGACTCATAGATGGAAGTTATCAATGGGATTCAATTCTTATATAAAAGGATATTTACAACAAGACCAGATTGTTATGGAGAAAACTAAAAAGCAAATGAATGAGTTCAGAAAACCTGGAGAACTTGAAGCAGAGTTATCTTATAGATTTTTAAGAACCGCAAAGTTAGAACATAAAAATATGATTACTACTTATTGGCAAAATGGTATAAAATACCCTGCTATTAAAAGTATTCAAAGCTGAATATTTAATTTATTATTATCAATTGAAATAGAAACTTTTTTAGATAATGTTTTAACATCTTTTAAAATTTTTAATGCTTCTTCTAAATCTGATTTCTTTGCTAATTCAATTTCAGCATTACCCTTGATATCATAGTCAATATTTTTTATTTTTATTCCAGAGATTCTTAATATTCTCTGGATTTCAAAAACTGGGTCTGTAACTTCTACTATTTGCATTCTATTAGATATTAGTTTGCGAAATCTATTAATCATTTATAATCCTTATACGAAATTAACTAAGTCTACATCAAATTTATAAAAGAAATCACTATTTGTTCCAGTTGTATCTCTATCAGCTGGATTTAAACTTAATGAATATCTGTTATTAACAAATAGTTTCATTTCTCCCGTTTCTGGAGAAATTGATTTGTAAACTTGTGTTGTATATGGAGAAAATATAAATCCTGCATCTCCTGGTGTTTTACCTTGATGACCTACAATTACATAATCTGTTTCTGCATTTGTATCTATATATATTTGAAAATTAGCAACTTTTCCTAAATAATTTTTATACTCAGTTTGTTCAACAGAATCAGAACCTAAAGTCAGCATCATACCAACACTTGGAGAACAAATCAAAAATGGATTGAAAAATCTATGTGTCTTATTTAGTATTTTACCATATAATTTTTGAGCTTTATATATTATAGAATGTACAGCTCCATCAAAATCCCCAGTTGTTTCTGGAGTTAATGTAGTTTCAGGTGTTGCTACTTCTTTTATTGCCGAGATGAGCTCATCATTCATATCTTCTATTAATGTATTTTTTAACCAAGCAGCTATCAATTGATAACCATTTTCACCATAAAGAGAAAGAATATCTTGTATAAATTCAATAGTGAAACTTGTTTCAATTTTATGGTCTATCGCAGTTATGAATTTTGCTCTAGTTTCTAAACCAAAACCAGGTCCTTTTATGACTTTATTGTTAGCGTCTCGTTTTCTTCCAATAGAAATAATATGACCTGATGGTCCATTGAGAGGTTGAATGCTGCAAATTTGAGATGCTAGTGTTGAAGGATAAACTTCTTTAATAAGTTCTCCTACTAATCTATCAGTAGGGGAAATATCCTCTACCCCTACTTCTTCGTTCAATGGAATTAGTTCCATTATTTTATCTTTTATTGAGTTTTCAATTATTAAATTTAATTGATTTTTATCCATTCAGATATCCTTTTTTATTCATTGTAATATATTTATCAAAAATAAATATTTAAAAAAAGAGAATAATATGGCACCTAAACAAGGTTGGTACAAATTAAAAAATCCCGAAAAATATATAAATTCTAGCTCATCAATAACAAAAGGAGAAGGTATTAGATATATGTCTAGCTGGGAGGAACGCTTTTTTTTGTTTTGTGATTTTAATCCTTCTGTATTAAAATGGAGTTCTGAACCATTTCCAATTCCTTATTATAATACAGCAGATGGTAAAATCCATAGATATTATGTGGACCTATATATGGAATATAAAGATAAAAATGAAAATGTTAAGAAATGTTTGGTTGAAATAAAACCCAAGAAAGAAACATTGCCTCCAAAATTACCTAAAAAAAGGACTCCAAAATCAATGGCAAATTATGAAAAGGCAATGTATACTTATATTACTAATCAATGTAAATGGGAGTCTGCAGAAAAATTCTGTAAACTAAATAATTTAGAATTTAAAATAATTACTGAAGAACAATTATTCTAATATTATCCAACTGTTATTCCTAAAGGAGGCGACCATCTATCAAGCAATTCTTGATGTAATCTTTCCTCTTCTGATTGACCTTGTGAATAAATATCGCTATAATTTATTGTAGCTCCATTTAATAAAGGAGCACTATATTTACCTACATTGTTAGCCCATTGAATTTTTGCTTTTGCAACACTCATATCTTTAATCCAAGGATGATTATATATTCCATCAATATTATCTGGTTTATAATAACTCCAGCAATGAATTAACATTTTTTTGTTTTTTATGTTAATATCATCTAATAATATAAGTTTATTATTNTTTTCATTATAACTATATCTAATAGGAATATTAAAATAATCTTGTATCATTTGAAACTGAGCAGTTAGTATTTGAACATCACCAATAGACATTGGTCCATTGCTACCAAACCCTAAAAAGTTATAAGTATTATTCAATACATAACCCCCAGGGATTGAAAAAGGAGAATAATTAGATGCTACTCTTAAATCAATGATTGAGTAAATTGCGGTATCAAGAATATATGTATTTGTATCTGGTTTTAAATCTATCAAAAAACATTTTTCATCTTGACCACCAACAGCATATTCTGAGTACTCTCGTATTACAGAATCAATTATATCATCTAATTGTTCTTTAGTTACTTCAACATCAATTACTGGACTGCCTAATCTTCTTAAAATATAGTCAGATAATTCTAACTTCGTTTTTATTGAAGCCATAATTTATCCTTTATTTTCTTTTACCTTTTCTAGGTGCTTTAACAGTAACTTCTGTAACTTCTTTATTTCCTTTATCTAATGAAGTTAAAGGAGTTTCATNTTGACNAACTTCTTCTTCTGTAATTATTACATTTACATCTGAACTATTATCAAATAGTATTTCTTGAACTTCTGTCTTGGGTTTAATTTCAGGTATTTTTTCAGGTTCACTTGTTTCTTTAACTTNTACAAAATATTTTGGAAATAGAGTAGTAACTTCAGATTCATTGTAAGTTTCACCATTTTTGATAACAATTAATTTNTAACCATGATTTAGAGTAATGGTATCCCTATTTAATTTAGCTATATATTTTTTCATATATTTTCCTTTTACAATTTAATTTTATAAATTTATTTATCAGTATAACAAAAATTTTGTTTTCTGTAATCACAATATTCACAAAGTTTTGTTTCGTTTTTTGTAAAATTTTCACATTTTTCTATAGCTATTATTTTATTTGAGAACATTTTAGCATAATTTTGTAAATATTCTCTTTTAAATATATGTTTATATTCTTGATTATGTTCTATATATACAAAAGACATTTTAACTTCATTAATATCTTTAAATTGCCTAAAGAACCAAAGTGCATAAAGAATACCTTGACTATTATCATGATATAATTGGTCTGGAACTTTACCAGTTTTCCAGTCAACTATAATATATTCATTATTTTTTTTGATTATTTTATCTATTTTACCACGAAGTATAGTATTTGGGTTATCATAATCTATTGGTAATAATTTTAAATCTAATCCGAATTCAAGTTCTTCACCTATTACTTCTATATCTTCTAAGTAATAATGACCAAGTTTTGAATTAATGAAGTTATTTATTATTTGATGGTAATTATCAATATCATCTTTATTTGATAGTTCAAAATTAAACTCAGGATATTTTGAGAAGTTTGTATTTTTCAGATACTTATAATTCTCGAGTACTAAATGTATATAAGTTCCTTTTTCTAAAGCAATATTTGATGAAACTACTTTGATTTCATCTATATATCTCAATTTGAATTTAAACGGACAACTAAAAGTAGATAATTTACTATACGAATATGGAGAATATTTTATAATAGTTCCTTTTCAATAAAAGATATTTCTTCCTCTAATTTTATAATTTGTTCTAATATTAATGTTTTCTGGTCATATTCTTCTAATTGTAATTCTAATATAGCAAGTTCATTATATAATTTATCTAATTTTTCAATCGTTTCTATAATTTGATTTGCCATCATAATAGACCTTTAAAGCATTTTAATTTTTGTAGAATTATTTCTTAATAATAACTGAATAAATTGCTTAGTTATTGAAGGATGATTCATATCAATAACTAATGTGTTTATTGTTTTAGACATTAAGGTTGATAAAAGATTAGTTGATAACTTAGGTTTAAGTACAGCGTCCCCGGCAAATGCAACAATCAATGCAAACATATCTGTTTCTTGACCTATTGCTTTTAAAGTAATCTCTTTTTTTCTTGCGTTTATTTCAACATTCATAATTATTCCTTAGCTGTTTAACTTATAGTAGCAAATTTTAATGCTTGTAATAAAACTTCTTTAGGTATACCAGAATCACCTAATGCAATTTCAATTTTTTTAGTTCCTGATTTAATTTTTTTAGCAAGAGTGCGGGGATTAGTTACTTTAGGAAAATTGATAAGAGAAGGGTCTATCAAAGTCAAAAGAATAGATAATGTATCAGGGTCACCTTCGATAACCAAAATATCTTTATTGAGGTCACCTGATTTATCTAAAACTATTTTACCTTTAAATATAGCCATTAAATCCACCTTTTGTATTATTTATACTAAATAATAAACCAAAATTAACTTTTCATTGTAAAATTATCAAGTTCTTCTTTGAACCAATCTCTTGCAATTGTAGTTATTTTGGAGATTACATCTTTTGGTTCAAGATTTTTTTCGGCTAAAATATCAAGTTCCTCTTTCAATACATCTTTAATAACTACATGGATAAAATCACTTATAAATTTAATATCAGGTGTATTTTTCTCATTCTCAATCCCAAATACATTTTGCCAAGCTTGCTCAAGCCTCCAAGCTGGTGTTGCATAATTTGCAAAATCAATCTTAATTTGTTCTTTTTCAATATCAACTGATTTAAGAGTTTTAACTTTTGACTTAGAATGTTTATCTCCCTTTATTTTG